ACTATTGTTTGCGTTGAAAACAGGTTTTTTACATTGTTTAAAAACAGGTTTCATATCAAATGGCGTTCTGATTACATGTTCAAACATTACCTCTCCCAACGATAAAATATATGGTCTTCAATCTCAGTTGTTTTAGTTTTAGTTTTTGCCCATGATGGTCTAACGTAGTCGGCATGATAGTGGGTTGCACCATCAGTAATGTCTAGTAAATCGTGGTCATGAATGTAATCCACTAATTCAGATATTTCATCATAAACTTTTTTGTTTTTAGGTTTATCTGATTTACCATCACAAAACCAACTGAACTGACACTTGTTTCTAATAGGGTCACCACTTGCATATGTCAAACCTTGTTTAACAACGCCACATATTGTATTTGGAAATCTTTTGTCTTGAACACGATTTAGTGTAACTTGAGCTACTGCTAACCAACCTGCTTGACCCTGACTTCTTGCTTCAAAGTATATGTTTTCTGTTAAACATACTTTATCATCTCCGTATGCCCTATATCCTATTACTAGTAATAAAATTACTAATATTATTTTCACCTCTTTCATTACGAAACCTCTTTAACTTCTTGTACCACACTTTTTGGAATTATAGTGGAGTTACCACATTCTTCAATAGCTCCATCATCATTAAAATTAAAATCTGATACGATTCTAATCATCTCGTCATCATCACTAACTAAAAATCCTGTACTAAGACATCTAGGTAAAACAGATTCTTTGACATCTTCAATACTTCTCCATGAACTATCAGATACTATATCAACCCAATATACATGTACAAATTTATATGGTATTTTTTTTATTGACTTAACCTTACTCATAATAAATCCTGAATTGGAGCGGATAGATGGTACTGCCCCACCTTCATTTGATTGGAAACCAAATATAATACTTTTATAATATATCCGCTAATTATTAAGGTGTCCATGCTAACTCTATGATGAGGTCTTGAGAGAGAGCGAGTCAACATGAACATAACTTTTCTTATCCTCATTATTAAACAGTATAACAGATTGAAACATAAACTGTCAAGTCTTTTTATGCATCAACTCCAGAAGCACTACCTCGTGCTTGTGGATATACTGGCGATTCCTCTTGCATGAAATTCTCATCCCATTTGAAAGCTTCCCTCACTACATCTTTTGATAAACCTTTATACACTTGATGTAGTTTTTTATCTTTTGCATCACATAATAGTTGTGCTTCAGTTTCATGCAATCCTTCACACATTTGAATAAACATTTTTTCTTTTTGTGCTTGGGTTGTATCTTTGTCAGCATCTTTAATGAAATGCCACAACTTTCTTGCTTCACTTTGAAGCATGGTATGTTCTGTTCCCATAGGGGCATCATTTTTTGTATATGGTACTTCACCAACTGGTATAATCCATTCAATCTTTGGGTCGAAGGATGCTTTCAATACCATTCTTAGTGAACTATTATCATTAATAATTAATATTGCTACTTTTTCTGATTTTGTTTTCGCCTTGTGTAGTTTGTCAAGTACTTCTGAAAACAATAATGTGTAATTGCCGTTTGCCATTTTAAAATTCTCCAATTTGTTCAGTTAGACTTTTTAGTCGTTTCTGTATAAAATAATTTAATAACTTACTTCTGTCACCACAAGTGGCGCCTGTAAAATTCTCTAAGATATCTTCTTCTAATTTTTCTGGGATGTTATCCAGATTAATCAGTTTATCATTTCTTTGATAATTTCGTTTTACTTCATTATCTAGTTCGTCAATTTCTTGAGCTAATATACTTTCAATTCTTTTAGATGTTAAAGGTCTCTGCCTTAGTGCATCTGTAAAAGTATGGTCTGGTGATAATACATTAGGTATTCCATCTGACCTGTCACCTTTAAGTATATGTTCTTTTATATAGACAACAGGGTCAACCCCATTTATATGTTTCTTTGTAATAGGACTATACTGTCGTACATTACTGTATTTATGTAACTGTATAAAGTCCTTATCACCAGATATTATCATAATCTTTTCATCTTGATACTTTTTACATAGCACAGCAATGATATCATCTGCTTCTGCACCTAAAGTTTCTAATACTTTATAGGGTAAAAATTCATTGATTTCTGCTTTCACATCATTCAGTAATCCAAAGATTTTATTCCAATCTTTACCATCTGAATCTCTAGTCTTTTTACGATTTGCCTTATATTGTGGAAATATTTCCTTTCTCCAATAGGCCCTAGAATCATATGTTATGACTACTTCCCCATACTTTTCATGAAACATAGTACGATACAATCGTACTGAATTTAATATCATATGCCTAACCATCTCTTCATCCATCTCACCGTCATTCATATTCAGATGCATCATTACAGATGCAAGTGAGATTTGGTTCATGTCAATTAATATCATATTAAATCCCTGTAATAACTTAGAAAGGGTGGTTCAAAACCACCCCACTAAATTCTTTACTGTTAAGAAGCGTATCCTACGCCGTTTCCATAAAGTGCTTTAATTCCAGCAGCGATGATTGTTTTATCAGCCTTGCCGTTCATTAGTACAGCACCTACACCAGCATTAATAATTGCCTGTGTTGGTTCACCCATACGGTATGATGTACCTTTAGCATCTTTATTAGTATAAATCATATAACCTTGACTTCTTAGTTTATCCACCATTGCTTGTGGTGAAGTTAGGTCAAATGTTTTTCTTAATGTTTTCCAAGTAACTGTTTTACCAGCTTCAAATGCATTAATAACTCGTTGTGTCTTTGATAGTTTATTTCTACCCATATTATAATCTCCTGATTATTAAATTTTAAAGTGACTAATTTTTATGCCTCTAATAGTCATATTGGCAATTACAGCATTGTAATTCTTTACTTTATGAACCATTATAACAGGCCCATACATGTTATGTCAATCATTTTTTTCTTCTGTATCAAAATGAAATGTAACTGTCATCTCGCCAGGTTTATTGTTTTCTGTATATTCTATATCGCAATCTATTAATTCATTATCAATTATTTTTAATAGTTCATGTTCACTCATCTTTATCCTCGTCATCTTTTTTAAGAAGTCTTAATTCTTCTTTTTCTTCATCAGAAAGTTTCGGCAATTCTGTATCTGATTCAAATGATATTTCCATTTCAAGTTCATCGCCGTCTTCCATACCTTGTAATTCTTCAAGCATTTCTATGACATCTCCTAGAAGTGGTGAATCAAATCTAGAATAATGTAAATCTACACCATCTTCACTTTCTGTTCTTTCTGGTGACATTATCTGTTCAATGAATGGTTGTATAATATGTGGCAGGTTTTCTTGTCTAGATAAAACACCTTTAATTACTTCTGATAAAAACCCCACATCTAAAATAAATTGTGAGTCTGTAATATCATAACCTCTTTCACTTAACGTATGAATCATTTGTACCATAACATTTTCAGTCAACATATCAAGTTTTGCAAGTTTTTCTTTTATCTGCAAATGAGTATTGTTCTTGTCTAACTCTCTACCATACTTTTGTTTAATCCATTGTGTTTGATTTTCGTCATACTCAACAGGGTTACTACCCCACGGCCCGTAGATAACATTGTCAATTGTATTATCTTCTTCGTCACTCATGATATGATTTTGTTCTCAACAGGTACAATTGCACCTACATAATTTAAATAGTTATCTCTAATATCTGTTTTAGGTTCATTTACAGTAATAATATTTTCTTCCTTAATATTGAATTCTTCATTCTCTGCGAATGGAATAAAAGGTGAGAAATATAATTTACTTTCTGCATTTTGACTAGGATTCTGTGCCATTGGTATTAATACGAATGGTTTTTTTATTGTAGTCATTTTATCATCTGAAAATGTTACTTCTGCTACGACATCTTCACCTGTTGTCAATCTTAGTAATTTTATATCTGCCATGTTATATCCCTTTTTTATTGTTTGTTTTTTTTCTTGGTTGATGTGGGCCTGGAGTTTCTGCAAGTTTCCTTAGCCATCTTTGTCTACCAGCTGCTTTTGACAACCTTCTCTTCTCACTTTTCTTTGTATGAAATTGTCTTTCATGAAAATCATTTAACCTACCATCAGTTAATATTTTCTTTTTAAAAATTCTTAGTGCTTTATTAATATCATCACCATGAACAGATACACCTAGTCCTTTAGATTTTTCTTCTAGTCGTTTCTTCGTAAACTTGTTTTTCTGTTCACCACGAACTTGAAATTTCTGACTAGGTTTGTTTGAATTAGTTTTCATAAATACTATTTGTCATTTTGTAAACTTCTGATAATGCATCATACTTGTCTTTTATATTCACATCAGCTAATTCAGTTAACAGTCTTAAATTGTTTTCTAAAATAACTAAAGCATCATCTTCTGTAATGTCACCACCTAATATCTTAGTAGCGACAGTTCTTAAAATTAAATCAGCGTCATTCATCTTGTTGCCTCCAAATAATTAAATCCACTATTCTTCTTGACATAATCAATTATCACTTGTGGGTCTCTGTCTAAAATTTTCATGTAACTCAAAAATTCTTTTGTTGGTTTAGCAATCCAAATGTAAGCGTCTATCCCAGCATTAAGTTCTGATGTTGCCTGTTTCTTACTCATTGTGTCGTCAACTGCTTGTTTAATTATTGCCTTGGCGAGAGTCATCTCACCATCTCCACTCTGGATTTCTGGTAGCAAATCAGATTCATAAGTAACTGAAGTTGTTTTTTTACCTTTAAAATTTTCTGTTTTTATTGTATCTGAATTCATTACGCTGCCTCCAACATTGACATTGGAACTCTGTAATTCCTGCCAGGACCTAAATCAACCACAGCGTTTTTTTGTAATATTCTTACTATCACGCCTGGAGTTCTCTTAGTTTTTTGTACCATGAAAACTTTCATGCCTGGTTTAAATGTCATCTTTCCGTTCACCACCATCAACTCACGAGCCATATCCATAACATCATTCAACTCTGAATTGTCTAGTTTCTTCATTTCATTTATTAGTGTTTTGTTCATATTTCCTCTCTTCTCATTGTTTATCTTATGTAGCCATTATAACAGCCCCAAACATGTTTTGTCAACCCCTAATTTAAATATAGTGGGCCAGTCCATTCTATTGGGTATAATCCATCAAATATGTTCCCTCTAGCCCTGTTTAGTGCTGGAGCGTTCCAACTTGATGCTTTTAACACATCACCTTTCTTAAATTGTTTGAAGTCTTCTTTAGCAATAAAGGCAGTAGCAGACCCATCTCTTATAACTTTCATATATTTTCTACCCTCTGTTACTTTGTAGTTTTCTTTTTCATCTTTTTTTGTAGTGTATCTTAAATCATTATAGTCTTCTATCATTGCTTCTATCATATATTTAGCGCCTTCATCTAAAGACTTTGCCGGTTTTACTGCTTTCATATTTTCTCTCTCTCATTGTTTATCTTATGTAACCATTATACCAGCCCTAACAGGTATTGTCAAGCGTATAAGTCCTTGATTTTGTTAGGAATAGTAAATTAGTTTATATTATTTTATGAGAATGGTTCTTATTTAGGTTTATAGATGGTAATTAACTCATCTTTTCCCTTAACTTTGATTTTATCTACCTCTATAGACTCAATATTCTTCAATTTTTCCATAGTATGTGATGAATATAGGGTAGAAACGATACCCCCACCCTCTTCTTTGTAGTTTCTTGTGGTCGCCTCTAATCTTGCAGCCAGATTGACGGCATCTCCTATGACTGAGTAGTCAAATCTGGTGTCACTACCCATATTACCCACGATACAAGTTCCTGTATTGACGCCTGAACCTATATTGATGTCTGGTAACCCCTTTGCCTTAAAGTCTTCTTTTAGTCTATCAGTCTCCTCTGCACATTCAATAGCAGTCTTGACTGCCATCTCAGCATGGTCTTCACAATCTAATGGTGCGTTCCAGAATGCCATGATACAGTCACCCATGTACTTATCAACTGTGCCACCGTTGTCTAGGACAATCTTAGTCATACGATTTAGGTAGTCATTGATAACTTCTACCAATCCTTCTGGGTCATCTTTGTTTTTGTAGTATTCTGATATTGGCGTAAATCCTACAATGTCCATGAATAGAAAACTCATCTCTTTTCTAACACCACCTAGTTTTAATTTACTGGGGTCTTTCTGTAACTCGGCAACTTGTCTTGGGTCTAGGTAAGTTTCAAATTGTTTTCTTATTTGTTGTTTTAGTTTAAACTCTAAAATAAATCTATTAAAGATACT